AAGCGGCCTCAGCGTGATGGATCTGCCCGCCGACGACAAAGCCCGCCTCGAGGTCGAGGCCCTGACCGATGAACTGTTGGAGCTCCTGTAATGACAGCAAACAAGCTATCCACCACGCGCCCCAGCCGCAGCGCGGCGACCGTTGCCCAGGAGGAGCGGCCACACATGGAAAAGGCCCGCGCGGCCGTGTCAGGCGAGGAGGAGAAGAAAATCCCATTGCTGGCGCCGGTGAAGTACCACAAGGCCCTGCAGGAAATGAAGGCGATGACCGCTCAGAGCGTGCCGGTAAAGCACCTGCTGCTCGAGGCGATTGACGATTTGATCGAGAAGTACGAGCGCGGCGAAGGCCGGCACAAGGTCGAGGATCTGCCGGAACTCCGGCGGCGCCTGCAGGCTTTGAAGTGAGAGAAGGTGCCCGGCAGCGGCGGCAACCGCTACCAGGCGCGGACACAATCAACCCAAGCGAGGATCTACCATGTCCAGTTCGGAATATAACACAGTGGCGAACCTGCCAATCTCACGCATCGGCGAGCCTGGCATGCGAGCGCTGGTGATTCAGTTCGCCGCGCGCTGCGCTAACCCCCGCATCGGCGCCGCCGTGCTGGCTGCAGTGCGGAGGGCCGGCTAATGGCTGCGATCAACCAGACCCGCGCGCTCGAAGCGGCCAGCCAGCGCCTTGCTGCCCACACCGGCCGCGACTGCTCGAATATCCGTATGGTCGACCACTACCTCAAGCGCATCAGGCGGCCGGATCCGGCGATCGTCGCTCTGGTCACCGAGGCTGACGCGATCGTGCGGCCGCTGATCGACGCGGCGACCGACCTCGAGGCCGAGTGCGACCTATTGCGTCACCGGTTGCGTGTATGCCGGACCGAAGGCCGGAACCTGGTCGACTACGTGCGCGCCATGCCCGACCGCCTGCCGGAGCAGCTGAATGGCGAGTGGGCCGGCGTCGAGCTGGCGACCTGGCTGCGCGGCGAGGTCGAGCGCGCACCCTTTCCCACCCATGAACAGGAGCAGCAGCAATGAGCTGGATTCTCACGCAAAGCGGCAGACGCTTCGACCTGTTCGAGCCCACTGCAGCCATGATCGAGCCGAGCGACATAGCGCACGCGCTCAGCAATATCTGCCGGTTCAACGGGCACACCCGCGCGCATTACAGCGTCGCCCAGCACAGCGTGCTGGTGTCGCTGGCGGTGCCGGCCGAGGATGCGCTGGCGGGCCTGCTGCACGACGCTACCGAGGCATACGTGGGCGACATGGTGCGACCGCTGAAACAGCAGATGCCCGACTATCAGGCCGCCGAGGCCGCTGTATGGCGCGCCGTCTGCGAGCGCTTCCAGTTGGCCGAGGATCTGCCGGACAGCGTCAAGCGTGCCGATATGATCATGCTGGCCACCGAGCGCCGCGACCTGATGCCCCACAGCCTTGGCGAATGGGAATGCCTGCGCGGAGTCGAGCCGCTGCCGAGCCCGATCAAGCCCTGGACGCCCAAGCGCGCACGCGAGGCGTTCCGCGATCGCCTGACGCAGCTGCTGCAGGTGCGAGCCGAAACGCAGAGGGCGCCGCAATGAGCCGCCACAGCAGCAGTCCGGTCGAGCAGCTGCTCGGCCTGCTTTTCCTCGCCGCCGCCGGCGTGGTCGGCGTGGTGATCGCCGCTGGGCGCTTCGTCTGGCGCATGTACACCGAAGTGCCGACCGATTTTGACGACAGTCAGCAGGGAGACGGGCAACCGTGAGCAACAATCTAGAAACCAATATTGCCGCCTGCCGGCGAATGGCTGCAGCCGGTTCGCGGGCTGTTCCGATCGTCTCGCTGCCGCATCCGGAACTTGATTCCCGCACGGCCAAGGCGGTCGGCGGGCAGATCGAGACCCGTCCGTTCATTGGGCGCCGGATCCGGTTCAGCGAGATATTCATCACCGAAGCAAAGGGAGTTCAGAAGGTATGAGCAAGGAACAAGAATTGAAGCCGTGCCCGTTTTGCGGCGAGACGCTGCGAGTAAACAACGCGAACCTTGGCGTGCACTCTCGAGAGTCAGAGTGCTTGATGCGGCAACAGGTCGTTGTTGCTGATGACGCTGCGCAGGTGGCTGCATGGAACCGACGCCAGCAAGCCCCGGCAGAGCAGCAGCCGTTCGGCTGGCTTATCGAGGAGCCTGATGGAGGCGGCGGCTATCAGCGCGACTTCTCCAAAGGACCGGAGCGTCCGTCCTTTGGCACGATTCCAGTCTACACTGCCCCCGTCGCGCAGGCCGCGCCAGGCGCGACCGTCATGGATTACGACCCGAACCTAACGCTCTGCGGGCGTATGGCAAAGCAGACCGTGCGGCTGACGTTCGGCATGTGGGAATATCGAAAAACGATAGAGGTTGAAGTCGGCGGTAACTGCACCGGCCTTTGGGTGATCGATTGCGCTGTGAGCATCGCTTACGACCAGCTCGAGCAGCGCCCCTTCTACAACCATGACCGCAAGCGCGACGATAGCTATGCCGTCATTCATCTGCCGCACCCGGAGAAAGACGACGAGCTCGAAACAACCGACGAGGATCTCCGGGGAGAGGACTGGCTAAAAGACATGCTCGTGGGCGCCGAGATCATCGCAATTCGACCAGACGCTTAACCATGTAACCCACCCCACAAGCCCGCCACCCTGGCGGGCTTTTTGCTATCCTGCGCCGAACTCACAGCGGAGGTGATAGCACAATGAGCCCCATTCACATGCTCTCGATCGCGGCCGTCATCGGCGTAACCGGCGCCATTGCATACGAGCTGATCAACAACGAAACCACCGGGCTGGAAAACGCCCATCGCGCCGTCGGGATGACCGCCAGCTGCGACACGCTGCAGGAAAGCGATCGCACTTGGGCACTGTGCGACGCCGGCCGCAGCGCTCCCAGCGTCTGGCACCGTCACGGCGATGATTGGGTCGCAGCCAATGGCCAGGCGCACAAGCTGCGCGAGCAGCTGCAGGAGATCGGCAGCGGCGCTTACCAGAATCTGCCCGCCCTGCTCAGCGAGCCCCGCGTCGATATGCCCGCCAGCGTGCGCGAGCAGATCCAGTAGCCAGAAACGCAAAAAGCCCCCGCCACAAGGGCGGGGGATCTCTTACTCCTGCTTGTTTTCCGGGTAGCTCGCCTCGAGCGTGCAGCGGTAACTCTGCTGCCTGGATCCGCTCGCCGTCACCTTATCGATCGACCAGGTGCCGCGCATGTGACTCGGCCAGGTGTCATCGAGCACCACCAGCCCCTCGGCGCCGAACGCCGGATCGCCGGGGCAATCAATGCGCAGCTTGGCCGCTTCGCGCCGTGCCTTGGCAAACTCACCGTTGGCCACCGCTCGCGCCTCGCTCTCGCTCTGGTAGCGCTGGCGCAGCACCTTGAACGGTTCGGTACCCACCTCGACGCGGATCTCCTGCCCCGCCTGTCCATCCCACCAGGCCGAGCGCACGCCCTTGATCCGGATCCGGCTGTCGTTGTCGATGCTGGCCATGATGAACGCGCGATCGCCCGGGCGGTTGTCCTGCGTCACCGACAGCGTGACCGGCGGCAGCGGCTTGCCACTCAGCGATTTGACCTGCCCGCGCCTGGCCAGCACGTAAAGGTCATTCACCGGCTTGGCCACCGCATCGAAGCGGCGAGCCAGGCGCGTCAGAAAGCCCATATCGGTTTCGCTGGACTGGTCCACATGCTCGATCGGTATCGCGTCCAGCTCCGGCGCCACGCGCGGCGAAAAGCCGTGCCGGCTGGCCAGCTGGCGAAACAGCGCGCCGAGCGTGGTCGGCCCGTAACTCGCCGAGCGTCTGGCCTTGAATCCGGTCTGGTCGGCCACCTTGAACGGTGCGGCCGTGGCCACGATCAGCAGGCGCGACGGGAACAGCTGCGGCATTGTGCGCGTGACCACAAACTCGCCCTTGTCCACCAGCCCCGTCTCGGCGTAGCCGACCCGCAGCCCCAGCTTGCCGTCGACCGAGGGCAGGCCGTCGAGCCCCTCGGTATTCACCGTCAGCTTGAGCGTGTCAGATTCCACCCCCGCCGCGTCGACGTGCTCCCAATCGATCAGCCGGCTGTTGATCAGCGCGGCATTTGCGCCGGTGATCTCGACGCCTGGCGTGTATCCCCTGGCCATCACTCGGCCTCGCTTTCGATATCTTCTGGATAAGCCCAGCGCCCATCAGGCGAAACAACGGCACCGGGCGAGCTGCCTGTCTCAACATCGCGGGCAACCGCATAGCCAAGCGGGTGCATGATCTCTCTGTTGATACGTTCCAGCAGGCCCAGCCGCGATATTTCATTCCAGTCGATCCACTTCATTTTGTCAGCCATGCAGCCTCCTCAATCCCAGGCAGTGATCGTCGCGCTTTGCGGCGGGTTATCAGGCAGCTCCGGCAGGCGCACGGTGACGCCGGCCGGCAGGCTTGCGCCATGCTCAGCCAGCCCCGGGTTCGCCTGCCATAGCAACTCCTCGGCCTGGTCGTCGGAGCGGCCGGTCTCGCGGTATAGCAGCAGGTTCGCCGTGTCGCCGGCGATGGTCCTAACTCGTCGCATTGACAAACTCCCGTAGCTCGAGCGTCCACTCGAGCAGCAGCGCGGTGCCGTCATCCAGCACGCGGGTCTGCTGCTCGTTCACGCTATCGATTCGCCAGCGCCCCCACACGCGGCCGACACCGTCGACCAGCGTGTACGGCTGGCGCGCATTGGCCATCGCCCGCAGGCGATCGACCGCCAGCATGCCGGCCTCGAGCTGGGCTTTGCCGGACAGGCGCAGCTCCTCGAGCGCCTGCCCGGTCTGGTGCGACAGGGGTTTGCTGTAGATGATATCGAGATCCACCCAGCCACCCGCCGTTTTGCGCTCGAGGCGCTCGTACGCGAAGCCGGAGGCGAGCCCGAATATGAACTCGCCAAGTGCCATCTGCTGCCGCATCAGTCGCTCCCGTCCGTCAGTGCTGCGCCGCGTCGCACGGCCAGCGGGTCATTCATCATCAGCGGCATCAGTTCCTCGCGCAGCCGACCCATCATCTTGTCGGCCAGGCGCTTGTCGTATGCCTCGTCGCCGCTCGGCTGCACCGTCAGCACCGGCGCAAAATGCACGCTCCGGTTATTGCTATTGGTCACCACCTCGCGGGCCACGGCATCCGGACTATTCAGCCGGTCGACCAAGGCGCCCAGCTTCTCGCCCAGCCAGCCGCCGGCGCCGGATCCAGCCAGGCCGCCGATCGCCCCACCAATCAGCCCGCCTGCAGCTGTGCCCACCAGTGGCACAACGGAGCCGACCGCTGCACCTGCAGCAGCGCCGCCCCACATGCCGCCGAGAGCGCCCGCTGTGCTGCCGACCGAGCCGCCGATCGCTTCGCCGCCGGCGCCGTCGCTGACCAGGCTGGCCACTTCCAGCGCACCCACGCCCAGCGCGATCGGTGCCGCCACCTTGCCGGCGAGCCGACCAGCCCGGGCGAGCTTGCCAGCGCCTCGAGCACCGCCACCGCCAATGCCTGCCCCGCCAGCGAGGCCGAGCCGTGCAATCACGCCGTTCAGGCGCGCCACAGCGGCGTTCGATACCGTTGCGGTCCGCGCGGTGTTAGCGTCGAGCTTCGCCCGGGCAAGCCCTGCCCGGTTGAATGCTTGCCCCACCAGCAGGCCGGCGAATTTCAGGCCCAGCGCGCCGACCTTGAGCGCAGCCAAGCCGCCGGCTGCAGTCGCGATAGCCGCGGTGGTTTTCGGGAAAGTTTCAGCCGCCCAGCTCAAGCCGTCGACCATGGCACCCAAGGGCACCAGGGCCGCGTCGAGCGCGGGCAGCATCGCGGCGCCGACGAGCGTCGACAGGCGCGTCAGCTTGGCCACAAAGCCGTTCCAGCTGGCGCGGCTGGTATCAGCCACCCCCGCCGCCTCGGCCATCATCGAACCGGCAGCGTCGGCCTTTTTGGCGACCATGCCGAACGCCTTGTCGACCGCCTCGAGGTTCTGCAGCAGCGGCATGATGGCGCCGATCGACTCGGAGCCGAACAGGCGCGTGGCCAGTGCCGAACGCTCCTCCTCCGGCGCCTGCTCGAGCGCGCGCAGCACTTCCATGATGGTCGCCGGCGCATTGGCCTGCATGCCCCGGGCGAGATCCGCAGGATCAAAGCCCAGCTCGTCCCAGGCTTCGCGCTGGCCTTTGGTCGCAGCGCTGCCCTTGGTCAGGGCTGCGGTGAAGTTCTTGAAGCCGGTACCGGCGATTTCCTTCTCGGTGCCCGGGTTGAGGAATGCCGCAGTCAGCGCAGCGGTTTGCTGCGGAGACAGGCCGGAGGCGCTACCCACGGCGCCGTAACGCTTGACCACCGAGGCGATATCGGCCGGCGTAGCGTTGAAGCTGTTGCCCAGGTAGTTGGTCGCGTCGGCCAGATCCAGCGTGCCGGCGCGGTCGAGTTTCATCGACGCCCGCCAGCCGGCCATCGTCGAGCCGGCGTCCTCGGCACTCATATCGAACGCAGCGCCCATGATCGCGGCGTCGCGGGTGAATTCGATAATGGCCGCCTGCTTGCCTTCGGCGCTGCCGGCGTCGTCACCAATGCCAGACTGGCCGGCGGCATACTGAATCTTCGCCAGATCCACGGCGTTAATGCCCGCCGCGCTGATCAGGCTGTCGCTGGCCATTTTCAGGTTGGCCGAGGCCATCGCCTCGCGCTGGCCCTCGGCGAACGTCACAACCTTGGCCACGTCGGCCATGGCGGTTTCGAGATCCATCGCCTGGCTGACTGGCCGGCTGGCGAGGTAGCCGATCGCCGCCGTCTCGACCATCTGCCCGCGCAGGTCGGCCCGCGCGGCGCGGTTGCCGTCTATCCGTCCCTGCGCAGTGCGCACGGCGTCCAGGCGCGCGCGTTGCGCCCCTAGCGCGGCATTCGCCTGCTCGGTCGCGGTTTCCAGCCGGCGCTGCTCGCTGGCCAGCTTGCTGGTGTCCACGCCGGCGCCGGTCAGCTCGGTCTGCAGCCGGGTGAGCTCGTTGCGCTCGCTGCGGTGTGCTGCCTCGAGCGTGCGCACGCTGGCTGTCGTGCGGTCCTGCGCGGTGTCCAGCTTGCGCACTTCGGCGGTCGCTGCGCGCAGCTCGCGACCGAGGCGCTTCTCCTCGGCGCTGGCCTTGCGAATCTCGGCCGTGCTGGCCGTGGTCGACGCCTGCAGCGCCTTGAGCGCGACGGACGCCTGGCCATACTCGCCGGACAGCTGCTCGACCCGCGCTGCAGCGGCCTGATGCTCGCGACCAAGCCGGTTCTGCTCGGTGCGCGCGGCTTTCAGCTGCGCGGTGGTTTTTTCTACCTTCTCGCCCAGCTTGGCAAATCCATCTGCCTGCCGAGCGGTGCGGTTCAGCTTGTCCAGCTCGGCGCGTTGATTCTTCACCTCGGCCTGCAGCGCCTCGGCTTTTTTGCCGAAGTCGCCAAAGGTTTTCGAGTAAGCATCCACGGCCGCGAGCCGTAGCGAGTATTTCGAGTCGGCCATGCGCTACCCCTTGCCCTTGTTCACGCCCAGGCGCGCCAGTGCCAGCTCATACCGGCGCAGCCCTTTGCCGGCGTCCCACTCCAGAACCTCCGCTTCGTTCACGTTGTAAACGAGCGGCACCACGTCGAGTATTACTTCGACGTCGCGCTCTGAAAGTAGTCCGCCGGTTGATTCAAAAAATCGTTCAGGCGCACCTGCAGCTGGGTCCAGTCCGGAATCGACAGGCGCAGCAGCTCCGCAACCGCCAGACCGGTGCAGTGGGCACTGATGAAGTCGGTGCGCTGCAGTTCATCCTTGTGCTTCATCATGGCCTTGGTCGCGCCCATGCTCGGCACCCGCAGCGTCAGCGTGTCGTACGTGCGCCCCATGCCCTTGATCGGCACCAGGAGCGGGAACTCGTCAGGGTCGGCCGGTTTCTGGCCGCTGAAATAGCTGGCCGGCAGGTTCACGTATTCAGCGATGCGCTTGGTCAGGCTGATGAAGTCGGGGCGCTTGAGCGACTCGATCACCGTCAGCGGATGACCAGTGGCGAGCACCGCCAGCTGCTCGAATTGGGAATGCTCGTCCTCGCCAGCGCGCTCGAGCGCGGCGCGGTGTTCTTCCACGGTAAAGGCGCGAACCGGTAGCGCAGCCAGCGGCTCGCCGTCAGCGTTGACCACCGGCCAGCGCAGTTTCAGATCGTCGGGTTTCCACATGCGGGGGATTCCTTGCAGGCACAAAAAAAGCCGCCCGAAGGCGGCTTTTCAGGGGGTTGGGCTGGCTTACACCATCAGCGCGTTGCGGCGCGCACCCTTGAGAATGTCGACGCCGTTGATCACGATCTTCTGTGTGCGGGTGTCGATATCGGTCACCATGACGCCGTTCTCGAGGCGCTGGTAGCTGCGCAGCATCAGCTCGAGCGTGGTGATCGGCTTGTTGCCCATCTTCACGGTCTCGTCGGAGATGTTTTTCAGCTTGCCGCTGCACAGGTGATAGGTGAACCACTCGTTGCCGTCCTGGTCCTCTCCGGCCTCCTGCACCGTCAGCATCACGGTGTCGCCAGCACCCACGCCCAGCGCGGTGACGATCGGCAAGCCGGCGCCCTGCAGCTTGAGCGTGGCCGCCAGCACGTTCATGCCGGTGGCCATCTCCTCGCCGATGAACCGGCCGCCGAGCATCTCCTCGGTTTTCATGGTGATGGCCGGCGGGTCGAAGTCCTCGACGGTCGCCATCAGGGGCAGGCCCTGCAGCATCGCTGCAATCGTCTGTCTTACGCGGTTGGTAAACATCAGAGCACGTCTCCCAGGAATTCTTCGATGATTTCATCGGTTGCGTTGAGCTGGTAAATCATGTGCTCGTTCGGCGCGTAGCGGCCGTAATCGATCACCAGGTACCAGGTGCCGTTTTTGTACTTCTCGACGCTGTTCAGCTCGGGGTGCAGATACACCTTCGCGCCCGGAATAGTGCCGTCAGCGACAAGCGTCTGCATCCAGTCATCGATGCGCTTGACCTCCTGCTCCATGAACGCCTTGGTCAGGTTCTTCGCCATGACCTTCTGCGCCGCCTTGCCCAGCTTGCGGCCCAGCGCATCCTCAAGGCCCACATAGCTGATGAACTTGCCGGTGATCGAGCGGTTGCCGATCAGCGAGAAGCCGCCGAGGTCGGTGCGCGCGTAGTAGCTGACGCCGTACTTGTTGAGCAGGTCGCCCTCGCTCGACTTGTCGAGAATGTTGTATTCCACGGTGCGCGACACGTCAGCGGCATAGGTCACCTGGTTGCCCGGGCTTTCCCATTGCTTGACCACAGCCAGCGCGGCGATCGCCAGGCTGGAAGGCGCCAAAAATACGTTCGCCGCTGCAGCCTTGGAAAATACCGCCGGCATCTGATGCACCACGTAGCAGCGGTCGTATCCCAGCTCGGCGCCGCCGATGGTCTGGCTGTTCGCGACCTGGTCGGCCACCGTGCCGTCGATGCCGTCGAGCACCACGCGGGCGCGCAGGCGCTTGCCCAGGCTGGCCAGCTCGCTATGCACCGCCTGCACCGAGGAGAAGCCCGGGGCGCCGAGAATGGTCGGGGCTTCGGGGCACACGGTCAGCGCCTCGAGGCCGAGTTTCTGGCCAGAGGTCGCATCGACACCGCCGATCACGTTGACCTGCGTCGCGGCATCGTCCACGCCCTCGGCCACCACGACGACATAGATCGGCACCTTGACCACTTTCAGGATCTGCTTGACCACCAGCGGCAGCGTGCCGGCCTCGTCGCCAGTGGTATCCAGCAGCGCGGCCTGGCTGTAGTTGCTGATCCGGAACGGCACGTTCAGCGGCACGCTGGCGTGTTTGTCCGGTGCGGTACCGACGATAGCGACCACGTTGTCGCCAATGCCGCCCATTGCCTCTGGCGGCTCGGTCGTTTCGATCGAAACGCCGTTATGCTCGAAGTTCGTTACCTCTGCCATTTATCAGTCCTTCGCCTTGGTGGATTTGGTCGCCACAGCTGTCGCGGCGGTCAGTTCAGAGGTCCGCTTGATGCGGCCGGCGCGGCGCAGTTGGCCGGCTTCCACCTCGAGCAGATCCAGTGTTTCGCCCTTCGCCGCCCAATGGCCGGAGCCCTTGGGGAACGGAATCAGGACGGTGTAGTTTTCACGCTTGGCCATGGGTTTCTCCGGGCACAAAAAAGGCCGCACAGGGCGACCGGTTGAATGGAGCGGGTTGGGTTACTCGGCAGGCTCTGGCGGCCAGGGGTGCGCCGCCTGAATCTCGGCAAAGCGCGCCACGCCGGCGGCTTTGGCTGCGTCCGCGGCGTCCTGGTTGCCCATCAGCGCCTCGCGATTCGCCTCGGCAAAGTGCCGATCGGAGCCGGTCAGCGGGTCGGCATAGGCATGCAAGCGCGCAGCCTCGACCTCCTCCCGGGTGGGCGGTGGTGGCGGCGCGGGATCAACCAGAACCAGCTCGCCGTCGACCAGCTCGATCGTCTGCCCGACCGACAGCCCCGCCCGAAACGCCTGATGCTGGCTCGGGCTGATTGCTATGGCGTCATCTGGCCAGGAGCCGGCTTTCTCGTATGCCTTGCGCATCGATGCGGGGTAGAAGCCCCCGGTTGTCACACTGTAGAAAGTGTCCATATCAGTGCCCTATCGCCAGCCAGAAAACCGGCACGTTCGCCTGCGCGGCGCCGTCATTGCCGGACATGGTCATCACAGCTGTAGTGTTGGTCACGTTGTAGGCATAAACCTCGTTCCCGTAGCCCCAGATCCGAGGGCGGTTCTGCGTCACATGCACGTTCAGGCAGGCCGAGGGAAACGCGATCGGAAAGGTGACGGTGTAATCGTACTGCAGCGTCTCCTGCCCCCACTGAATGATCAGCCCGCCCAGCCATTCCGGAAAGACGATATAGCCATCCAGCGCCTTGCTGATGCTAAAGCCCCAGCGCATACGCTGCGGGGTCACCGCCACGCTGGCACTGCCGGCGTTCACCTCGGCCAGCGTGGCCCAGCGCACGCAGCCGCGCAGGGTGTCCGTGGCGACTGCAGCTGCTGCTCGCAACAGCTGCAGCACGCGCACCGGGCTCATCCAGTTGCCGGAGCTGGTCGCGGCCTCCGCGACCGCCTGGCTCGCCGCCGCATTGGCGTAGTCATCCTCGTTGACGTAGCGCTGGTCGCTCTCGGTTTTGCTGTAAACGCCGAGGTTGGTGCGGGCTGCTGCAGCATCGTCCAGGTCGGCCAGGTTCTGCGACTCGTCCAGGTAGCGCGCATCGCTCTCGGTTTTGCTATAAACCTCGAGGTTCGTGCGCGCTGCCGCCTTGTCCGGCACGTCGGCCAGATTCTGCGCCTTGACCAGGTACGCCTCGGCAGCAGAATCAGCCAGCTCCTGCACCGCGAGCGTCACAAACTGGCGCGTGGCCATAACGGCAGCAGGGTCGACCAGCAGAGTGACGTGCTCGGCACTGCCCACGTCGAGCATGACCCGGATCAGCAGCACCCGGCTGATGCCGCTGGGCAGTGCCGGCTTGAACGTCTTGGGATAGTTGGCGATGCCGATCAGCTCGCCATCAGCGTCGAACAGGCCGACCTCGTTGACCTCCCAGCCGCCGACCGTGTTCGGGACCGCCGCCTCAATGATGACGACGCTTTGATCTTCGACCGGCGAATACACCGTGTTGACCGGCATTCGATACTGCTCGCCGAGCAGCACCGAGGCCGTGGCGGGCTCGTTCTCGAGCGGATTGCCGTCACCGACGGCGATATGCGATATCACCAGCGGCGGGCCGGAGATCGCCGCTTGCGCGAGCTTCTCCTCCCCGCGCGCGGTTAGCGTGCAGTAATGATTTGGCATAAGGGCACCGAATTAAACCTGACCGTTGATTTTTTTGCGGCGTAACAACGCAGCCGAGCTTCTGCGAAAAGCCGTCGAGTCCAGGAACGAATCACGCCCAAGCGGGGATAATGGACTCTTACTCGATTACTTTAGGTTGACTCAATCACCCCGAAGCCCTTCCAAATCCCAGGACTGCCTGGCGACACGCACACCCAGCCGATAAAGGTGCCGGCCACTGTCGAGGTGTTCCAGATCTTGTCGCCTAAACCCCAGGTTCCTGCAGCTGGCGGCGCCGTCCCGTAATCCTCTCGCTGCTTATTGCTCATAACACCAGTGTTGCCATAGGCGCGCTGCGTGGTGGACTGATTGAAGTTGCCAACAGCGAAGTTCATCGCGACATTGTTGCCTGAAAAAATCGTCTGGTTGCCAAGGTTGTTGATACCGTAGCGCCCCGAGGTCGGGATTAACTGCCGGACGTGTGCCGTGTCCAGCTCTCCGACAGAGCAGGTGCTCTCGATCAGGATGCCGTCGTAAATGTTTCCGTCTGCCGCATAGTTCGTGTTGACGTTGGTGATGTCAGGGCTTCGCACCTTCCAGTTAGTGCAGCGGCGCAGCAATATCCCGCCCATGCGCATCGAGTCGATAGTTGCGCCGTCGATGGTCGGAGACGTGCAGCCATCAAGAATCATGCCGTGCCCTTGCCCGCCCCCCACAGTGTTGCCATCTGCCCGACCATACGCGCCGCCCATGAAAACGAACGCATCGGTCGCTGGGGTCGCCACTTGGTTGTCGCTGACGGATGATCTACGGGACAGCGGGCCTTTGTAGAAGCCGGCCACCCCATCGGCAATGTTGTCGCAAACCTGTATCTCGGAATGACTGCTGCCGTTGATCGTGACGCAATAATCCAGCATGTCAGCGATGCGCCCATGGAACCGATTGCCGTTGACCCGGATACCTCGCACAATTTCCGAACCAACTTGATCGACATAGATCGGGCGGAGGCAGTGACTGAACAGACTGTCCGTTACGCGGGTGTTGATACCCACGATATGCAATGCGCGGTCGAATTTTCTGAACAGGGTGCTTCCCGAAACTGCTGCATCGACATCCCTTGCCCCGTTGCTGCGCTGAAACCGAATAGCGACTGATCCGAAGTTGACTGCTCCGAAGTCCACGCCGGGATCTTCAAACGCCCCCGCCTCGATTTTCCAGCCGAACCCACCGACGGTGAGCAGTGGTATCGTTGACGCGGCGTGCAGCAACAGCGCGGGTGAGTCGATATAGCTTGCCGAGCGGGCAGTAAACACTGCCGAGTCTGCATTGCAGGTCAGGGCCTGCACTCGCGCGCGCTTGGTGAGCACCACTACCCCGGCAGTGGGCACCGAGCTCAGCAACTTTTGCCATTTTGTGCTTTCGTCTGTGCCGTCACCTCTAACGCCAAAATCGGCGTCAACAAACTCTTTGGTTAGTCGTAGGAATCGCCCGGTAGTCACTCCGCTGACAGCTAGGACCGTTCCACCGTTGTCCGCTAACGTGCATGCGGGGTCCCATACAAACTCGCCGCCACCAGACGGCCCGATATAAGGCACTTCGACCGCCCAGCCGCCATGGTAAGAAGCGACGATATAGCGCTGGTCGTACTTCCTGGCGCCGGC